AGAACGGTTCGCTGTACCAGAGCAAGGCGGCGTCGGTGCCGAACACTCCCGACAAGCGGTGGAAAGCGAAATGAAACGAAACCCGCGCGTCCCACACCTGCAAATCTGCCCGTGCGGGCGCTATGCTGCGGGCTTTGGGTTTCGCGACAAAGACACGGGCAAAACCACCGCGTGTTGCTCTATGGCCTGCCTTAAGGCCGTTTCTCAAAACCGAAAGGAAAGCGATTTGAAGTCCGTACTGTCACAAGCAGAAGAACACGCCGTCACAACGTCAATTCCTGATGTCAAGGGTGCGCTTGCGAACCTTCTAGACATGCCGCAGGATGAAATAAACGACGACGAAGTGCGCACTGTAATTGAGCTTGTGCTTGATGTTGTGCGCCGCAAGCGTGCCAACATTGCCGAGGTGATCAACAAACGAGGGCCGCGCCGTCATGGATGAACACGCTCTGCAATGCCAGGTCGTTGCCGCGTTGCGCGCTGGCGCAGCCGGTGGGCCGCCGCTGGTGGCCGCTGTGCCAAATCAGCTTATACGGCAAAGCAAGATCGGAACAAAGGCCAGGGCAAAGCGTGAGGGCCTTGTGAGCGGCTTTCCAGACCTGCTTGTGATTTATCGCGGTCGGTTGCTGTGCGTCGAATTGAAAAGCCCGTCACGACCTGGAAAAGCTATGACGGGCTTGTCTGACAATCAGCGCGCGGCTATTGCCGATCTAGCTGGAAAAGACGTTGAGACGATTGTAAGCAAATCGTTCGATGACGTTATTGCAGCTGTCAAATCGTGGATCGCTTCTGTTGACGCTCTGGCAAAGGTCTGACAACGGCTAAATATCGATAATCGTAGTCACCGCATCGCTCTTGCAGCAAATGCACAAGGCCTCGTTCGTGCATGTCAAAAGCAACGTCGCGCAATTCGCGAATTCTTTTCATCTCTGCGCTGTCGGACGATTTGCCTTTGACTGAAGCAAATGCGTCGTTGAACAAGAACCCGCGATGATATTCAATCACGCCGTCTGGCATGGTGTTTGAGATTTTTTCAAGAAATTCGAAATCGGTCATGGCTTTCTTAGCTCCTTAAGAAGATCGATGCCAAGCGCATCGCAGACCGCGATTAAGCGCCCGCTTGTCGGCTGTTTTGCCCCGCGCTCGTAATCGCTGATGCTGGTCACATCAACGCCAGAGGCGCGGGAAACATCGGCAAGCGTTTTGCCGAGCGATTTGCGACGGCTGCGCAAAAATACGCCAAGCTGGTTTTGAGCATTCATGTTTAATTCCCCACAAGTGCAAGCGTGATCCAAGCGCCCAAGCAAGCGCCAGCAATGGCGGTGCATGCAAGCATTTCCAGCGTTGTGCGCCAAACGCGTGTTCCTTCTAGCAGGGGCTTGCGCATCGGCTTTAAACGAGGCGGGCGATTATCATAATATTCCGCGATTTTGCTCCAGTCATAGTCTTCTGGCAGCTTGTTACGCCATTCTGTGTTGGTCATGATGATTTCTCCCGGTTTGAGTTGCGCCGCGTCGTTGCGGCATGAATACGGTTTACGCTTATTAGCGCAAAAGCGCAAGACATTTTTGCACTAAATGCCGAAAAAGTTGAATGTGAAGCGTGGCGTGCTAATATGCGCATTGAGGCACCGCCCATTGCCTCATTTCCGGCGCGCATGGGATCGATTGCGCAGCGCGTTGGAAGGCCAGGCTTGTCTCCCCGCGAGCCTGGCCAATCAACTTTGGGCGAGTTGGGCGATATGACGAAAGCAAAGATTGAATACATCAAAACAGACGCGCTGATACCATACGCGCGCAATAGCAGGACGCATAGCGAGCAGCAGGTTGCGCAGATAGCAGCAAGCATCCGCGAATTTGGTTTCACGAACCCGGTTCTGATCGACGCGGAAAACGGCATCATAGCTGGCCACGGTCGCGTCATGGCGGCGCAGAAGCTCGGGCGCAAGGATGTTCCGTGCTTGCGGCTCGACCACCTGACCGATGCGCAGAAGCGCGCCTATGTAATCGCCGACAATAAGCTAGCTTTGAATGCAGGCTGGGATGACGAAATGCTTCGCATCGAGTTGGACGAATTGAAGGCGGTCGATTTCGACTTGTCTCTGATCGGCTTTGATGATGACGAGCTCGGCGCTTTGCTCGCTGGTAGCGGCACCGAGGGCCTGACCGATGAGGACGATGTGCCGGAAGCGCCGGATCAACCCGTGACGGTTGAGGGCGATGTGTGGCTGCTTGGGCAGCATCGACTGATGTGCGGGGATAGCACGAGCATTGACGCTGTGGAGCGGCTGATGGACGGGCGGAAGGCCGACATGATTTTGACGGACCCGCCTTATGGTGTTTCATTCGTAGGCGTCAAAGGGTCAATGTATTCTGGCGGCAAAAAGTCTGGGAAGAACTCTGCTGAGATGATCAAGGCGGACGATCTGCGGGGCGAAGATCTTTCGCAGCTTTTCCTAGAGTCCATGAAATGCGCTATCGTAAACGCAAAAGACGGGGCCGCTTTTTATGTATTCTTTGCTATAAACAGGTCGGCTGAAACTCTGTCGGGTTTGTCAGGCATCGGGCTTGAGATCAGAAACTGGCTAATCTGGGATAAGGGCAACGTCGGCTTTCACGCTATGGGGGCGCAGTATAAGCCTAACTATGAGGCGTTTTTGTATTGCCATAAGACGGGGAAAAGCCCTTCTTGGTATGGTGGCCAAAAAGAGCAAACTATTTGGCGGCATCCAGTGGAGCGCGATGGTTTGCACCCAACGATGAAGCCAGTTTCTCTTTTGCAGCGTGCGTTGCACAACAACAGCAAGCAGGGCGACGAAGTGCTCGACCTTTTCGGCGGCAGTGGCTCCACGCTCATCGCCTGCGAAAAGACAAGCCGCGATTGCCGCATGATGGAATTGGACCCGAAATACTGCGACGTCATCATCAAACGCTGGCAAGATTTCACCGGCAAGCAGGCAACGCTCGAAGCAACGGGGCAGACGTTTGCGGACGTTACAGGAGAGCGAGACAATGGCGCGCAAACCTAAAACGCTGACGGACGAAGAACGCGCCCAGGTTGAGGCGCTGGCAGCGTATCTAAGCCAAGAGCAAATCGCTGATTATTTTGGCATGGCACGCAATACGTTCGCAGCCATATGCGAGCGCGAGCCTGATATTTCTGAGCGCTATAAAAAAGGCAAGGCGAAAGCCATCGGCAAAATCGCGCAAAGCCTTATCAAACAGGCAATGGACGGCGACAAGGTGGCGGCGATGTTCTATCTCAAAACGCAGGCCGGATGGCGAGAGACGCAAGGCCATGACCACACGTCAAGCGATGGAAGCATGACGCCAAGCATTATCGAAAGGGTGATCGTTAGGCCGGAAAGTAAAGCTGATGAATGAAAACATCGTCAATTTTCCAGGCGTGGACTATAGATTTGAGGTCGTCGCTGCGGCAATCAAAACACTCTCTGAACATTTAGACCAAGTTATGGTTGTAGGTCATCTTGCCGACGGTACGTTTGTTTTAGACGGTAGCGAAATGACCGGGCCGGAAGTGTTGTGGCTCATAGAGCGCGCGCGGCACCACCTAATGGCAGCAACGGATGACATTGAAAGCGAATAGCCTGCAAATACCGACTGCAGAGGTGTTTGAGCCATTGCTTGCTCCAGCGCGTTACAAAGGCGCGTGGGGCGGGCGAGGCTCGGCAAAATCGCACTTCTTTGCCGGTCTAATGGTAGAGGATCACTTCGCAAACCCTGGCTTCAGAAGCGTTTGCATCCGCGAGGTGCAGAAGACGTTGCAGCAGTCGGCAAAACGCTTGATCGAGGACAAGCTAGCAGAGTTCAAGCTAGGCGAGGCGCAAGGCTTCAAGGTTTTTCGCGAGGTGATCGAAACGCCAGGTGATGGGCTGATCATTTTCCAGGGCATGCAAGACCACACGGCGGACAGTATCAAATCTCTGGAAGGTTTCGACCGCGCATGGGTTGAGGAAGCGCAAAGCCTGAGCCATCGCTCTCTAACGCTGTTGCGCCCGACGCTGCGCAAGGAAGGCAGCCAGATTTGGTTCAGTTGGAACCCGCGCAACGAGTTTGATGCGGTTGACCAGTTCCTGCGCAAGAAGCCGCCGGAAGGTGCGCTGGTCGTCCGCTCCAATTGGTCGGACAACCCGTGGTTCACAGCCACGCTAGAGGATGAGCGCCTGCACGATAAGGAGGCATATCCAGAGCTTTACGACAACGTGTGGGAAGGCGCTTATTCGGATGACGCGTCGCAAATCTTTATCCCCGCGCGCCTGGTGCTTGAGGCAGAAAAAAGCACGGTTGAGCCATCGCCAAGCGCAACCGTTGTTTGGGGCTTGGACGTTGGTCGCCAGGGTGACGACAGCGCGCTTTGCAAACGGCGCGGGAATGCGTTGCTAGAGCCAGTGAAGGCGTTCCATCGCCCGGACACGATGCAGGTTGTCTCGTTCGTTCTGTCGGAGCTTCTGCAAACCGCGCACCAAGCGCCGGATCGTTTCCCCAAAATGTTGGTGATCGACGCTAACGGCATGGGCTGGGGCGTCTTTGACCGCTTGCGGCAGATCCAGCGGGAGAACACGCGACACGCTGAAGGCGTGGACATTCCCAACCTGAAAAACCTACGCATCGTTGATCTGAACGTGAGCAAGGC